GTGATCAGAAAGTGCATCTCGATATTCACCGGCATGGCCACACCGGCATTTTTTGTGGGTGTGGGGATAAATATCCGGGCGCAATTCCCGACGGCGTGCAGGTATTCGGCACCGCCATCGTAACTGGCGACCGCTGCCAGTTCACGGATCACAATGCCATTCACGTTTGCCGGCAGATAGGCTTGCACCCGCAAAATCGGCACGTCGGTCGGTTTGGGTTGAATGATGTCCACCGCATCGACCGCGAATCGTGCCACCTCATGCACCAGGGACGTTTGCACCCGATCCGGCTGGACGTAGGTATCATTGGCATCACCGATCGCGATTTTGACGAACTGGATCTGTTTATTTTCATCGACACCACGCTGTTCGAACATTTCCCCCTGCGCAGTGAGCAGGGAGCCGAATATTTGCGCGGATTCCGGGGTGGTGGTTATGGCCATGCCATTCGCTCTTTACAAAGATGAAACAGGGGGGTTATATCAGGGCGTCCATGCGGCGGATCGAATCACGATATCCATGCGACCCACGACGGGTATTTTCATGGGCACATGGGATCGGATCCGAATCTCGCCATGATGCTCCCAGACACCGGCGGTCACGGTTGGAATTAACCGGTCGGCGGTGGCAATTTTTAACGGGGGATCGGTTCGCAGTAACAGTTCAAACCCGACGAAATAACTGCGAACGTTTTTCTCTATTTGAATCCGTGGGAGCAATGCCTGGAAATCGAGAAAGTTGACCGGTTGCGTGCCAGCGGTAATGGCGATTTTAAATTCACCAATGCCGAGGCGGGTCGGATCTTCGAACCATTCGATCACCTTCGCACCGTGTTCGGTTAATAATTCAGTGATGCGTTCGACTGCCGAACGGGTGCCACGGGTGTTTTCAATAAAAACGGTATTTTTGATCACCTCCCGTTTTTTCTGCTCCGGCCAGCTGTCATCCCAGCTATCGACGGATAATGACCATGCCAGATAAGGCAACAGATTTTCCGGACATTTGTCGGCATTCCACAGATCCCGATTCGGAAAATCGAGTGGCTGGCGAATGGTTTTTTCCAGTCCCAGCTCGAGCGGTGTCCGGTTCGGTGGCAGAATGCTTTTCATCAGGGCACCACGGTCAGATTGATGGTTCCCACGACGGCAGCACTTTTTTCGTCGTTAATAATACTTGCCGACGGATCGGTCAGATTGACCTTATACACACCACCGACGTGCAATGCCGCATGAAAATTATCAATGGTGAGATCCCGTCCGAGTCGACTGAACTCCTCGATAAAGGCATCCAGACTTTTGCGGGCAGCGGCCAGCACTTCGGCAGCGATGACGCCATCAAATAACGTTAATGCTGCCGTGACGTTAAAGGTTTTAATCTTCGCAGCATGCACCTTGACCAGATCCGACAATGGACGAACGGTTTTCGCCGATAACGCCTCATCAACGATTTTTAATAAACCGGCGGAGGGAACACCCCCGGCCTCGGTGGATAAAATATACACGTCCACCACCAGGGATTTTTGCACCGATAGCACGGACACGCTTTTGACCCGGGGATCGGCAGATTTCGCAAAAAACAGATAATCATCAATGCAGCCGGTCGTGTTGCGTTGCCGGTTTGACTGGATAATGCGCTGGCGAAAAAACTCATCCGATTCCAGTACCGGTGGCACCGGTGGGACGGCGGTCGGATCACCGGGATCAATGACCAGTCGTTGCACATCAAAAAGAATCCCGAGATTATCCAGATCGGCACCGGTGGCATAGGCCAGCATGCAGGCATTCGCCGCATCATTGACCCGCTGGCGCAAAATCACCTCGCGATACGCCGCCACCTCAATCAGTTTATAGGCGGGATCACTTTCGATCACCTGAATAAAATCCGGATCGAGGGCGCGAAAATAATCCAGATAATGCGTCAACAGGTCTTCATAATCGATCGATTCAATGACATCCGGTTTCGGTAATGACCCGAGATTGATATAGGGAATCATGTGTTCACCGTGAGTCCATCCAGCACCAGTTCCTGTTGACTGTCTGAATAGACGCAATAGAGGGTAATGTCGATTTTTCCTGATTGCATTTTCTCAATCTCGATTTTCTTGACGCGAATGCGTTTTTCCCATCGGAAAATGGCATCGGCGATCGCGGCAATTAACTGACTGACCCCCGAATCATTCATCGGTGAATCAATCAGTTCCTTGATGGTTGAGCCATATAAACGCCGCATGACCCGCGATAAACGCGGGGTCGTTAAAATATCCATGATGCTTTGCCGGATATGATCGACGCCTGCCAGTCGTTTGCCGGTGATGCGATTCATGCCATACATGATGTTTTTCCGAATATTTTCCGAATGGTTTCCGTTATTGTGAGGAGTCCGGTGCTGATGTTGGACGACTTTCGGCATCCGTGTGTTTGTGTTTGTTATAAATACCACGATCCCCGGACATGCTTCGGGTTTTGTCACTGACCTCGCCTGAACCGGTAATGTCCACCGCCGTCATATTCGCCGCTGTCGTAATATCTTCCGTGGCATGAATGGCACCCGTCACTGTCAGTTTTGTGCAGGTCAGGTTGACGTTCCCTTCCTCGGCGATCACCGCTGTCATCAAATGTGTCTCGGTGTCATAACTGACGATCGTGCCATCGCTGTATTTAGTGACATGCAGGTTCGGATTTTTATCCGGTGGAGGATTGGTCTGGTCGGGTAACGAGGCAATGACGACCCCGTTATTAAAATCACCGGAGTCGCATATCATGATGACCTGCTCATTCACTGCCAGCGGTTGCCAGTCAGATACACCCGCGGCACTGGCTCGACCCGTCACGAATGGCATCCAGTTCGTGATCACGTTTTCCTCGATCTCGACTTTCACCAGCGGCGGGATCGACTCAAAATCCACACTGTTGACCCGACCGCGTTTAATGGTATTGGCCAGCCGCTTTTGCAGATCATTGATCAGGTAATTCGGATCGATGGGCGGCATGGTTAGTTATCCAGTGGATAGAGTTGAACATATTCATCCTCATGGTCAATGCCAATTTCCGGCGCAATGCCGGAATAAACGGTTTTCGCAATGATTTCAGGATCAATAAAACAGGTCGGTTCACCGAGCACCATCGGCTGGGTATATTTCACCGCCCAAAACGCATAATCATCCATTTCCGGGCTGAATGTTTCGGGTTCGCTATTCACAAACGTCGCCGGTTCGATATCGAGATCAAAATGATTGTGATTCACGGCAATGGATAAGGCCATCGCGGCATTTCGAACCAGGACCTGATAATCGGGTTCCTTGAGCGGCACCGCTACCGTGATTTTACAATTCAAATCGACGGACAGTGATCCGTCCATCGGTTGACGATCATTAACATTCCAGTCAATCACCGAAAAATACGCGGCAGGTGTCACCAGCTCGGTGGCAATCTCGGGATAGGCATCGACAGCGTTCAACCATTTGAGATGCGTTTGCATCCATTGGACGACCGCCTCATGGTAATCGGTTAAGGTATAACGAGTGTCCACATTAACCCCGTTTTGACCATGTTTTATCGACATTCATCTTTTTGTTCACCAGATTATTCAGGGCACTCTCAAAGTGTTTTAAATAAATCCCGTCGACATCAATGTCATCAATTTCTCGAAAAATATGTTCAGAGATTTTGATTTTCGGGTTGGCCACCGGATAGGCGCGGTTTGTCACCCGGGTAAAAATGTCGCGTTTGCCGGTAAATCGCGGAGTGATAAATCCCTCGCGAAAGGTCATGGTTTTAAGGCCATGCGCTGCCGGAATAAACTGCGCACCGCGTCGGGCTTTTTTGGAACCGAGAATTTTCCGTTTGCCCTTCAAATAACGAATCGGCACGTCATCCAGACCGATCCAGATACGCATCTCGCTTTTGATGCCGTTATTTTTCGGGCGATTGACCCGCATGCGTTTTTTGATGAGTTTCTGACTGGTGGCACCGAGCTCATCGGCCAGAATCTTTTTCGTTTGCTTGGAAAACGTGACAGATGTTCGCGTTAATGCCTGATAATAGGCACGCTCCATCTGGTTAAATGTGGCACCGGCGATTTTCTGCATGGCCTCGAGTTCCTCGAGATCAATAAGAAATAGACCGCCGAATTTTGTTTCCACTGTCATCTCCTAGCACGCCGAGCACCAGTTTCAACATGCCGGCACTGTCAC